TGCGCGATGGCGTCGACCGTACCCATGGAGTGGTAGATCGAGACCGGCACAGCCTCGGGGTAGTCCTCGAGCACGCCGTTCATGGCATCACGGAGCTCCGTCCAGGCGGGGTCGCCGCTCCTCCAGTTGCCGGCAGACTGCGAACTACCAGAGACGGCACGGCCAACAAGGATCATCTTCTTGATCCCCGGGAACATCCGCTTGCGCTCCTTGAGATAGGCAAGCGCAGCGCCGACACCGCCCACGGGCTGTTGCACCTCCATTTGCAGGGGGTTCTTTGCGGCCATGAGCTCGCCTTCGGCCGGCACAACCTGATCGGAGCGAGAGTTGCCCCACGAGACCTCGAGCAGTCCAGGCCACGGCTCATCGCCAGCTTTGGCAGCGTTACCAGTGGTGGCGTCGTCTTGGCCGGAAGCTTGAGAGTCTCCAGCGAAACCGTGGACTTCGACTTCCGCCCAAGCGCGGCTGGTGTTCTCGGAGCGGGAGGCGGCCTCGATGGCGCGGACGACGTCAGGACGGGTGCGGGTCATTGGTGCAGGGAGGGATGCAGTGAAAGCCCGCAGACACGCGTCTGAGGCTGGACATAAAGGTGGAGCCCGCTCAACCCTGGGGAGGACAGGGGAGCGGGCTCCGAGCGGTTCTCTCACAAACCACAACACGGCCCAGCGGCTGGGTGCCGGGCTGTTCGCAGTGTACTACTCTGTGGAAGCTTGGCGGCGCCTTCTCGCAGAAATTGTTGAGGCACCAGCACCGAGCCCGCCACCAGCAGCAAGCAGGAGGATCTCCAGCAAACCGAAGGCAAACTGCTTACCGCGCTGCTGGAACTTTTCGCGGTCAGCGGTGATAAGCGCAGCAGCCTCCTCAGGGATTTCCTTGAGGCGCGCTTCGGCGAGCTCGAGCGACTGCTCGATCAAAGCGTCGTAGCCGTCCTTGTCGATCTCGCCGGCAGCGTAGAGGTCCTGCGCTTCCTCGAGGTCGGCTCGCATCTGCTGGCGCGTTTCGGCCACACGCTCCTCGACCAAGGTCAGAGGGGCGCAGGACACCGCCACCAGCGGGAGGCAAACAAGGAGGCTTCTCATCAGTAGCCCTTCTTCGTCTTGGGCTTGCTGGTCTTCGGCTTGGACTTCTTCTTCATGTCAGCGTTTCGCGGAGCGAATGTTGGAGCGGGAAAGGCGGTCCTCGACAGACTTCTGGAAAGCCTTGTCGGTCTTGTAGCGGGGATCCATCAGCGCCTGATGGAACTCACTGGCGCTTTGGAACGGGGGCTCGCTGGTGACGGCGTTGGTCGTAGCCTTCAGGGTTTTGACTTGGCTGCCACCAGCTTGGGCCACGAGCCCACGAATGATCGTCGTCTGCCCAGCGACAGAAGCGCCGGCAAGGTCGCGGTTGATCTGAGCGATCTCCTCGGCTCCCAAGTTGTGCTGGGCCCACTCGAGCGCATTCTGCACGGTGTCCTTGCCACCCAGTGCGTCATACACCTGCGCTTGCTGCTGGGCACGGAGCGCCATCTGGCCGGCGTAGAACTGGTCAACCATCCCCCTGTCGACAAAGCCTGCCGAGGCAAGCGTGGCGTAGTCCTCATCGGTGATTTGGCCGCCAGACTTGAGGATGCGCTCGCTGACTTCTTGCAGCGCCGCTTGGTCGACCGCAGGCGCCTCAGGCTCAGGCGCAGGTTCAGGGATCTGGAGCTCGACCGGGGACTCTTCGGTCGGTGCGGGCTCGGGGATTGCCGGCGTTTCCGGCTGCTCGACAGCCTCAACGGGCTGCTCAGGTGTTTCGTTTTCCATCACTGTGCTTGTTGCTGGATCGAAGCATCAATGGCGGGGCCGACAGCCTGCTGGGCCATCATCGCGCGCATCTGCTCCTCTTGCTGCTGCGCGAGCTCCTCCTCCGTGAGGACGTACCGAGCTGCGTCGAGATTGTACCCAGTGGCAAGGTCGGTAGCGACGTTCCGCACGTTGATGATCTCGCTGACTCGGTCGGGACCAACAATCTGCATCATCGTGCCGAACATCTGCGCGATCCTGCCAACCATGTGGTTACGGGAGATGGCGTCGAGTCCCGTGGCAATGGCCGGCTCGACCTCTTTCGGCAGCGTGATCTCGCGCTCGCGCTTCATCTTGCGGAACAGGTAGAAGACGATCGGTGCCTGCACCGTGTCTGCCAAGGAGGTGTACACACCGCCCAGCGCGTCTTCGAGTTCCTGCGCCATGATGCGGATCTCCTCCGCGGTCACGCGCTCCCCGCTTCGCTGGATGCTGGAGTTCAGCAGGAACGAGCCCTGGAGCTCGGCGACAATGCGGTCCCGCTGCGCCATGGCGAAGTTCATGTCGTACCCCTTGTCGGTACGGATGACGCCAACGTCCGCAGGGTCTCCGGCCACGATACCGAGGTTCGGAGTCTTCGCCAGCACCTGCGGCTTCATGATCGAGTTCGGTCTGACGGCCCAGATGGTCTTTGCCATGGACAGCGCCGACTCTGTGATGCTTCGCGAGAGGCGCTCCAGCGACAGCAGGTGCCCGTCGTAGTCCTCCACGTAGGAGCGACCGTACGAGCACTGCGGCTCTGCGGCAAAGCGCAGGGGAATGAGCGGCAGGTCCTCAGGCTTCAGCGTCACAGGGTCGGAGACCGGCAGACCCTCGACTTCTTCGCGGAACTCAAAGTCCCCGTTCTCCGTGCGGATCGCTCCCGTGAACACCGAGAAGGACTCGAGCATGCGCTGGCTGCCCGTCTTGTCGCGCTGGATCTTGTCGATGGCAGCGACCGCCTCTTCGCCAAGCTGCATCAGGGCACCCTCGCGGCTCAGACCCTGCTTCAGAATCACCGCTTGCAGCGTGCCATCATCGTCTCGAGCGACTGCGTAGTTGTGCAGGGAGTACGCAGCAGGCAGCCCGCCAGGGCGGTCGTAGATCAGGGCGTTCCCCGTCACCACAAGAAGGCGCATAGCCTCGGCGATAGCAGGACGCCAGCCGCTCTTGTCGAACTTGGACAGCGCCTGCTTTTCAATCCGGTTGAGCTCTTGGTCGAGGGCCGCAACACCCTCCAGACCCTCAGACTGCTCTAGCCGCGCCCGATCCTGCTCAGTCACGACGAGGCGCATGAACGGCATCGTCGGCGGGAACAGGGTCAGCATCAGCTTGGACGTCAGCATGTTGACGCCTTTGGCCCCAATGCTTTGAAAGTTCTGCGGCAGCCTGTGGCGGCTGACACCCTCCCGCGGGAAGACGGTGGGGATGGTCAGCACCGCGTTGCGAACCCCGCGCTCTACCCACTCCGTGCGGTCAGTCTCCAGTTGGTGGTAGAGATTGGTCAGGAGTTCCATAGGTCAGGAGGGGATGAAGAAGTTGGGCGGGAACCGGAGCGAGTACTGACGCAGCGTGTTCGGGTCAAGTCGCTCGCGGCGGACAACCTCCTCCGGCGCCCCGATCTCTGAAGCGCCTTCGCGTGCCGGGGGAGGAGCCATTGGGCGCGGCGGCAGCTTGGGCGTTTTAGGGGTCGGGGGTTTCAGGCACATATCAGAGGTCGTCGATCGCTTGATCCGCCGAAGGTCGACGGGGCTGGGGAGTCGGGGCATCCTCCACGGGAGCCGGTCGCAGGTTCAGGTAGGCGTCGAACTGGGCCACGAACCAGTCGTAGACCTCTTGACGCCCCAGCGTGCGCGCAGCCCCGATGGGACCTTCGCGCTCAAGGGTTTCCGCGAGCTCGTGGGAGGAGTGGTCGAAGCGGTCAGCCGCCTCGCGAAGAATCTTAGGGATGTCCGAAGACCTCCCGTCGTTAATGGTGTCAGCCATTGGGGTTATATACCTTGGGGTATACGCTCAGGGGGTCCAGAGTACAGGCTTAGAGGTTTTCAGGTCGTACTCGCCAGGGCGGAGAATCCGTGCCAACCGACCCTGGACGAGGGCGTCCTCTTCGGTTTGACCCCCTCGGGAGAAAGCGGCGACAACTCGAGCCCACTTGGCGTCGAGCTCCTTGCCTTCCACCTCCGCCAAGATCTTAGCCGCAGTCACCTTGCCGACTCGCGGGCACCCGCCGTAGCCGTCGACCGAGTCGCCGGTCAGGACTTGGCCGAGCCAGTTGTCATCCGCCTCCTCCTCGGTCAGTGGCCCACGAATCTCAAGGTCGTGGTACGGCGAGACAATGGCAACGCCCGGAATGGTGAGCATGTCCTTGTCGCTTGCCACGAGGTAGTCGACGTTGGGTGACAGGATCCCCATAACGTCGTCCGCCTCCAAGCTGGGCATCATGAAGCACTCGTACTCCTCCTCGAGCCACTCGATCGCAGCGCCGTAGGCCAGCGGCTTTCGCGTCGTCTTTCGGTGCGACTTGTACTCAGGGTAGATGTCCTTCCGAAAGTTGTGGCTTGGGTCGCTCATGGCGAACTGCACCACGTCAGCACCCGTGCGGTCCTGAGCCTGCTTGATCTTGTGCCGGATCGTCTGCTTGACCTCGTCAAGATCAGTGTCCCAGGTGTACCAAGAGCCGAAGCAAGTCTCGCGCATGCAGCCAGAGCACGAGCCGTAGCAGATTTCATCTGCGTCGTAGAGGAGTGTGGTCATGTCAGTGGGTGTCCTTCCAAGAAGCGCCGAAGTCCACGCTCCCCGTGACAGGCACACGGAGCTCAAGGTATTCGGTTACAAGGTTGAAGGCCGCCTCGACAGCCGCGGTGTAGTTGTCCTCGAGCCCAGGGCGAAGGCTTCCCTGGATCTCGTCGTGAACGTGTCCGGTCTGGAGGAAGTCCCGACCCGGGGTGACTCCAAAGCCAGGCAAGATGCTTTCGAGCACCACAGGCACCCATCGCATGACCGTGGCCCCAGCGGACTGAAGCAGAGAGTTCAGCGCAGCGTGGCTGTGCCTGATCCCCACGCGCCGGCCATCGAGGGAAAGGATCGAACCTGACTCCCCCACCTCGGCGGCGATCTTGTTCATCAGCGGGTCGAGTCCGTTGATGTTCTTCCGCATGGAAGCGCGGATGCGCTTGCCAAGTTGGGAGCCTTTGCCGAACGTCTTGCCGAGGCGCATATCGCCAGCCCCGTAGAGCAGCGCGTAGGTGACCGTCTTGCCGGTGTCTCGGTCGCACGGGATGACCTCGCTGATAGCTCGGGCATGGATCGAGTGCGGGTCAGTGCCTTGAGACTTGTCGCCCCGCAGCACCGCTTCGGCGTACCGTCCGCCATCAAACTCGGCGAGGTAGTGCGCGAGCATGCGGAGCTCGAGGCCGTCGGCGTCAAAGCCAGCCTGGACGTAGCCCCGGAAGGGAATGAACATCGAGCGAAGCTCCTTGCCGTAGGGCTTCCTAATCGAGGTCACGTTCCCTGTATTGGGCTTTGAGTGCGCGCAGCGGTGGGTCACCGTTCCGATGTGCAGGCAGCGTCCATGCAGCACGCCGTTCTTGTCGGCAAGACGGAAGTATCCCGTCGGGCCGTCCTCGAGCACGGCGATCCGGCTGTTACAGATGTTCCACTCGAGCGCGGCACCAGCCTCGGGGTAGATGTCCGAGAGATCCCGGAGGATGTCCTCGTGCATCGCCGGCTTGCCCGACGCCGTGAGTTCCTTCGGTGCCCATCCGTACTTCTTGATCAGGCGCGCGGCAAGCTGTTGACGGGAGCCTGGGTTGAACGGGATCAGCTTGTGGTCGCGGAGTTCACCCGTGTCCTTGTCTCGGTAGCGGCGCTGCTTGCCCGTCGAGGTCTTTGAGTACATCTGCTTGACCGGAGGAAACGCCTCGTGGATCGCCTTCTCCGCTAGGTCTCGCTTGATGCGTAGGTCCTGTAGCAGGCGCTCGCCGGCTTTGCGGTCTAGCTGCACGCCGCGCTGCTCCTGATCAAATAGCTGACCAGCGAACAAATGCTCGAGCTCGACGGTTGTCAGGCCACCAGCTTCGAACTCAGGCACGCGCTTGATCAGCACGCGGTACAGCATCAGGTTGACTTCGACGTCCCGAATGCAGTAGGTCAGCATCTCCTGAGTGAAGGTGCTCCAGTCGTCCGGCTGCTCACCTTTTGCCAGCCCAAGCCGCTGACCCCACGCAGCGATGGAGTGCTGGCCGATGTACTTGCCGTCAAGGCGGTCTTCGCTGTGAAGCGCAAAGTCACGCTCCTTTCGATCTGAGTACACCAGCCGCGACAGGACCAGCGTGTCCAACATTCTCGTGCGGTCTTGGGTTACGTGAGTGCGGCCCACGTAGCCAAGCTTGGCGAGTACTGGAGCATCGTACTCCAGGATGTTGTGACCACTGGTCCTGTCCGCCGTTCCAAGGTAGGCGACACCTTCTTTGAGCGTGCCGTGACACGGGGCAAACTCAGGGTTGTTGTGGTACGCGCGGACCTGACCTGTGTCTACGTCGGCTGCGACAAGGCAGTGAATCTTGGTGACGTCAGACAGGAGATTGTCCGTCTCTAGGTCATACAGCAGCGTCGTCAAACAGCGCCTCCAAAGAAGCGGCCTGAGTAGGTCTCAAACTGATGGCGCATCTGCTCTGCGTCATCTTCGACGTTGAGCAACGTGAAGTCAGTCTGATCAAGCAGGTCGGCTGTGTTTTGCTCAGAGGCGTGCCCGTTGACTGGACCCGCAGAATGGCGGTGGACCCCGAACACAAGACCCTTCCGCTTGACGTACTCAAACTCGTTCGCGTAGCGGATGTCAGTCAGAACGACGTTGTACCCGTCAGCCATGTGCGCGGCGACAGTACGGGCCGCAGCCAGCACCCAGAAGTCAGGGTCGATCTCGCGCACGGCGTGACCAAACTCCTGGAGAGAGGCGCGCGTACCTTCGTCTTCGATCTTTGCCTGCTCAAGCTCTGCGCGGTTACGGATCGGGTCATAGGCGTGACACCCAGGCTCATCCCACCAGACGCACGGACGAGCTCGCAGGTACAGGTCCTTCAAAGCATCGGCAAAGGCGACCTTCTTCCAGCGGCCAGTACCCTCGAGCATGTCGCCAAGGGTGTCTTTGCCGGAGCGCGGAAAGCCCACGAGGCCGGCAAGGACAGGGACAGGTACGGGCATGTCATTCATGGGAGTCCTCCTCGACTTCCAGGTCTACGATCTCACAGCTCTCCTCGCAGGCGTGAGAGCTGTCGGTCATGCGATCAAGGTATTCAGGGTTGGCTGTCTCGCCAAGGGCTTTCAGCGACTCCAAGGAATTCTGTCCTCGGAACATGATCTCTTTCGGGTACGGGCGGTTCAGTTCAGGGCGCTCGGCTGACCCGCGGACGCACTCGCTGAACTTCTGCATGAGCTCGGGCTCCTCGTTGGTTGCGCGAGCAAGCTTGGCAATGCTCTTCTTGATGCAGAACACGCAGTTCCCTAGATGCTCAGGAATCTCAAGGTCAAACGGCTGCCTGCGCCACCACGCAAGAATGTCTTCCTTGCCAGCGTCTGACACCTCTGCCAAGAATCGGAGCTCTGGGTCGCGGCCCATTCGCTTCAACCGGCGCGGCTCGTCAGCGCGAATACCAATCCATGTAGCGTAGTTCTTCTTGCCGTAGACGTCGTCGCAGTACTTGTCATGCACCTCTTCCTTCATGCGTGAGGTACACCACGCACTGTTGACGGTAGGCGTCCCGTACTTCCGCATCATCTGTGCGAAAGGACCATTGTCAGGGCGAATGTCCGAGACTGGTACAACGACGTAGCCGTGCGCTTCGCCAAGCGGTTGATCAAAGTCGCCTCGAAGGCAAACTAGTTTGAGGCCAAAGTGTTCATCACATCTTTGAATGAACTCGTATGTCTTTGGATGCTCAGATCCTGTGTCCATAAAGATGAAATCCACATCAGCGCCAAAGATCTCGCGAAGCGTGACCGCTAAGAAAGCGCTGGTCCTCCCACCTGAGAAACTGACTACAGGGCGCAGCCCATAGGTTTGCACCTTCTGGGGTCCGCCGAAGTCAAACGACAGTTGGTCTATTAGAAATCTTCCTGGCCTATGGCCTTAAGCTCCCCTACCTCAACCTCAGTAAATAGCCCTGTCGGGCTGTCATATCTAAGCGCAGCGTGGACGCC